TGCGCGGGGTCTCAAGCAAAGGACCGTCACGGTACACTCAATCATCGAATTCCTCATTGGGGCGCCGACTAACAAAGTCCTTTTAAAGACTCTGAAGAAGGTCCCCGAGGTTGCACCGACACTGCAGGGTTGGAACCCTGCAGTGGTGCTCAACGATCGCCAAATCCCGCTCGAGTTCAGTCGGAGGCGAGGATCCATCGCGAATGAGAAACAGCGGGGCCCCTTAGAGGGGCTATCCGCCGATCTTTCTCGTGCTTCGGATCTCACCTCCCGCTGTGCATCTCAAGCAATCTCCGAAGGTATCAGACAATGGGCAATGGACGCCCGCGCCATCAGAGCCGCGGCCAAAAAGGCCGGGGTGAGTGACAAGGGCGATGATCCACTGTTCAACAAAGTCTTCACCGTCATGAGAAACAGCGTGGAACTGGAGGCGTGTGGAATGAGGTTTCTTCACGGTCCAGTCCGCCTCTACGACTACTCTAAGTGTGAGACGAATCCCCCTCTCCCTCCTTCAATACGAAAGAAGGTCGAGATCATCAGGGGATCGCCCATGGGGGTGCCTAGAGCATGGAGTGAGCTCACCATCTGCAATCTTTGGGCAGCGGCATGTGCGGAGGGAACCTTCCAGAGGAAGATTACACTCGCGCAAGCCAACGCGCCCAACTATTTAGATGGAGGGCCCAATATCTCCTACTTCAGGTCCCGACACGTCGAGAGATCAATAGAGGCGAAATGGAACAACACCGAGATGGTGGACATGCAGATGAACGGAGTGGAAGTGCCCAAACACCACTTGGTCGCGCTACGAGGCCGAGCCTTGGGGGAATACCCTAAGCTCGTCAACGGAGACGACTTCGCGGCTGTCTGGAAGCACGAACACACGTTACAGTACTACGACGCCATACGCGCCTGCGGTCTAGTCATCAACGAGGCGAAGCAAGGGATCTCCCAGAGTTCAGTGATGTTCTCCGAGGTCCTCCTCAACTTCCGCTACGATGACAAGTTCGACCAGAAGGGCCGGCTTCGAGTGTCGCTTCTTAAGTGCACCCCCGTCGACAGAATCCCGCTGTCAAGGATCACCTTAGCTAAGGAGTCCCGAGACAAGCGGATGTCGGGCAAGGGGCTGAAGCTACAGTCTATCGCAGAAACTGTGAACGTGACCCACCTCGCGTTTGAAGGATTCAGACGCAAGGCGATCATACGTTCCATCTACTTGTTCAACGAAGCGCATCTCAAAAAGGCTGAGGCTGCTAAGATCCCTCTCTATTGGCCAACCGCACTAGGCGGTGCAGGCTTCATAGATCGGCGTCCTACAGCTCCAACCAACTACCTGAAAGCGGCTGCTGTGATACTCACTGGGGGCGACCGACTCCGACGCGATACCTTCCAAAAGATGGAAAGTGCGTGGGAGGTCGCCATACCATCCCAGATGGGCAGATCAGCTGCCGTGGTAGGTCGAAAAGCGCTTGAGTTCGTTGAACGCATGTCTGAAGACCTAGACAGAGTTTACGCCGAGTTCATAGACTTCTTGCAAGATCATGACTTCACGGAGCCGATCAAGAGGCACAAGGCCTCCGACGACAACCCGTACACGTCAACCCCCTTCTCCTGGGAGGACGCCATCGAGAACACTAAGTGCCCCGATGAAATCCGCGACAGGATCCGGAGGTCGATCAGCGAAAAGCTACCAGACTCAGAGTACTCTGACTCATTCAAGACCAAGGTCCTCACATCTCAAATCTTCTTTGAGGCCATGCAGTCCACTCTGGACGACACTGCTGTGATCACCGCCAAACAGTCGAGGAAGACCGTTCAGCGATATCTCACGTCGCACATCAATCCGTTGGTGGCCCGTGACATGTCTCTGTCGAAGATCTCTAAGACGAAGGAACGAAGTCTCGCCTCCGTGTCCGCAAGGATACGAAAGGTTGTGAGGTCAACTTCCAAGCTGTGGGGCAGCGTCCAACCAGTAGACCCAGAAAAGGCTATTGCCCTCCTAGATACGCTGGATTCAGCGCCCAGCCTCCTGAGTGGCCCGGCTCTAAAATTCGAGCAGGCCCTCAAGAGGACCACTGCGCCCCGGGCGAGTTGGTAACTCGCTACCGTGGTGCAGAACTTGGCTGTCTCCCGGAATTAACCGGAAGAGGGC